GAGCCAATAATAAGTAGTGACAACATTACCAGGATTCCCTGTTGCGTAATGCAATCCCTCTTTTAGTTCTAACTGAAATAATTCAATAATCTCAAAGGGATTAGAAGATTGAAGATCTGATATAGGTACGGGCATTAGACTTCAAAGACCTGTCTAAATTCAGTGGTAATATGATTGTTATTAGCTGAAGTCTGTTCAACTTGCCACTGCTGGCAAACCCATTTACCTACATAACCATAAGGATCTGTCCAATCAAAACTATTCTTACCATTATTACCTTTCGTACTATTTTGAAAGAAATCAATAATATTATTCCTATCCGTATCTGATCTATTATTAAAGGCCAAATTCCAAACTCTAGGAGCTACATTTAAGCCTTTGTGAATACGTTGTTCATATCCATCCCCGAAATTAACAGTTGTTACACGGGGTTCAACTTGGAGTTGTGGTGTATAGCTAGGGCTAGCATCAGTTGAGCCGCCTAAGCCAGCAGTGTTAAAAGTAGCCATAAATTAACGATAAAGTATACCACCAGGGCGTTGCTGTTTAGAAATTTCAGTTTTAATCGCGACAGCAAGAATTTTCCCTAAACCCCTTGCTTGTCCTTCATCACCTTCAACATTAGTACCTTTTGCATCAACTGACACATTAACAGTAGTACCACCACCTCCAGCTACCTCAACTCCAAGTCTTCCTCCCTTGCCACGTTTTAGAGGCATTATGGCTTCTGGCCCTGCCTCAGACATCAGGCCAACGCCATTAGCAAATGGGAAAATCGCAGGTCTGTCAACTATGCCTCCCTTAGAAAAAGGAACAATGCCGTTTTTGCCGTAGACATTTCCTAAAGCATTAACCTCCACTGGTAATGATCCTGAAACCATACGAGTACGGCCTCCACCCCAGTTAGATGTAGTAACAGCATTTTCCACTACTGCGGGAGCTGCGGGAGCTGCTGGATTAAATATATTACCAAGACCTTTAAACATCGCCAACAACTGCGCTTTTACAATCATTCTTGCTATATCAGCCATAACAGAACGAGCAAATTCTTTGAATTTGAATTTTCCTGTCGTCACAAAACTAGTTAAAGCATCTTCCATACCTTTAAACGTATTAACAAAAGTCTGAGATATTTGAGTTTGAACATTACCTAACCCTTCCATATAATCATCCATTAGCTCTTCAGCCTTGTCTTTATCTGCTTTTACGCCAAATTTATCCTGACCAGCACTAGGACTCTGGAATGACCCTTCACCACTAGATTCATGTTCAGCCTCAAGTTTCTCATTCTTTAAATTTTGTAATTGAGTTTTTAAATCTTGAAGTGCTTCTTGATCTACACCTGTAGATCCAAAAATCTTGAAAGAATTAGCTTCCAAATCTTCTATTCGTTTTATTTGTTTCTCTAAAGCTGCAATTGCATTGTCTGTCCCAACTCCAAAAAATCTCATTAACGCTTCAGTTGCCTTATTTGTAATTTTAATTATTTCTGTAAAAACATCTTGAAAAGCTGAACCAACAGGTTGCAATATGTCACCCATGTTTTTCTGCAATCTTTGCATTGCAACTGTTAATCTTTCACCTGCTTCTGCACTAGAACTTGCCATTTCTAAAGCAGCATCCCTATGATCCTTACTAAGTTTCGTAACGAATTTCATTACATCGTTTAAGCCAACTGTTCCATCTCTTAGATCTTTTTGTAGCTGCGGTAATGTTCTACCAGTTGCCTCTGCAAATTTAGTAACAGCACCAGGCAATCTTTCACCGAGCTGGCCCTGCAATTCTTCGGCTGAGACTTTACCTTTACCGAAGATTTGCGACATGGCTCTCATCGCAGATTGCACATCTTCTGCTTCACCACCAGTTGCTTTTATCGCTTCACTAACTCCTCTAAATACTTTTTCAGCCTGAGCAACACTACCTCCAGCTCCAATAACAGAAGCTGATAATGTTGTGAACTGCTTTGTGGCATCTCCAATCGGAACATTTAACTCATTAGAAACACTTGCAATTATTTTTTGAGCCTTTGCATACTCTTTACTGGTTTTAGTTACACCCTTTAAAGCAACTTCAAGTCTTTTTATTTGAGCAGAATATTTCGCAGCATCAGCGGCAGCTTGTACAGTGCCAATAGCACCAGCCACGCCTAATCCAATAGCACCACCTGCAAGAGCGCCACCTAATCCACCAGCCGCACCACCTGCAACGGCTGCGTAACCTGCTTGACCAGGAAGAGCCGAAGCTAAAGCAGTCGTACCAGCAAAAGGTAATGCTTGTCTAGCACCTTCTGCTAAACCACCTTTAAACCCTAAGCCTCTTCCTCCAAAGAAGTCTCTGATTGGCCCTGGTGGAGGGGGGATAGGTTTAGTGCCAGCCTGTTGAAGCGCCTTTAATTCTCCTTTTGCCTTCTTAATCGCATCTGTAAGTTCTAAATAGTCCTTACTTGTTGTATCTAAACTTCTAGAAATCTTACTTAAAATACTTATTTGATTTTTAAACCCTTGAATCGTTTTAGGCTGAAGATCAATAACATCTTTTAAACCTTTTTTCAACCTCTCAAACGCTTCATTTGTTCCACCTGACTTTCCAAGATCTTTAAACGCCTTCTGTAACTCAGCTAACTTCTGTTGATTCTCTACCTCAATCTTAAGAGATACTTTTAAACTGTCTAAAGCGTTAGCCATTTATTTTATTAACCTCCTTTAATGCTGTCGCCTCCATAATTTGTAAACCCTCTAAGACTTCGAGACGATTTTTTATATTGTAGAGGTCAAACAGACCTCCATCCATTAATAATACCTCATATTTTAAACCGACATAACCACCAACCGATGCATTCCATTGCGTTTGCATTTTTAAAAACATACCAACAATATCCCAATTGCATTCCCATACTTCAAATTCATCTTTAACTTCTGGGCTTTTAGGAATCTCAATACCAAACGCTTTGGCATCTTCTTCCGTGTAATCCTCTATTTGCTTGCCGCCAGAAGCCCAGTAAATAGCGGCATCTGCTAGTTTCCCTCCGCACCTAGCTGATAAAACTTCCCATATGCAGCAAATAAACCATTAGAGAAATCAACGTCCTCCGCAAATGATTTGACATTAGCCTTATTAAAGGGAATTGGAGTTCCATCCTCTTCTGTAATATCTTTCCAACCTAAAAGAATATCTTGCATAGCAACTAATTCATCTTTAGCTGTTTGAAATTGAGACAACTGACTTTTTGTTAATCGTTTAAAAATAGCTATAAATTCAAAAGTCTCATATTCACCTGGATTATCCGTAGAAGGTCGTCTAACTTCAACAGGCCAAGGATACGAATTAATATTCTTCTTGATAAATGGCATAAAAAATAATGATATTCCCAAACACCATAGCCCAAAAAAAGGGGGGTATAAACCCCCAGCACTACAAAGTGAAGATTCAACTACTCAAAGATAATTGAAAGTTCATCATTTCCAGCAGCAGTAGGAATCAACGTATAGGGGATTTCCCACAATGCAACACCATTATCATCACCATACGAAACATTACTGAAATCAGCACGTTTCTTGGTGGCAGCACTTGTTGTCTTACCTGATTGAATTGTTACCTTGTTTAACGCAGTAGTTCCATGAGTGAAACTAATTTCATTCAATGTGCCTTCAGTAAGTGCAGCAGCAAATGGGTTGTAAGTAGCCAATAAAGTAGCCTCTACGCTTGCCGAACCACTGATACTACGATTAGTGATATGAATAGTAGGACTGCCACCTACTAACTCACGATAACTAATTTCATTACCAACATCCAATGAGAAACTACTTAGTTTAAGATTGGTGTTTGGGGTTGAACCAAGCTTGAAGGCTGTCGTATTACTATTATTAAAGACCAGAGGAGTTGCCTGTTTCAAATAAGTAGGTACTAAAGCAGTTGCATCAGTAGGAGCTACATAAACCCCAGTAAAAGTGAAGTCAAAAGTAGGAATTTCCCCTACAGAGCAATTGATCGAAAACGTCCCCTTGGCTCCCGAAACCGTGTGCTGGACACCATCTACGTTATAGATAATGCTGATCGTTGTGGTGTCAAGAGAGTTAGGAGTGTAAAGAACCTTTGCATCATCTGCTCCCTCCGTAGTAAACCCACAAGCCTCAAGACACTCACCATAATTAGGAGCATTATCAGCATCCTCATTACCAGAAGCGTTCTGACCGATTCCTGCCATCTCAACAGAAAAAGTACATTCAACCCTAGTGTTTGATTGAAACTGCTCACTAGCTCCGAAATAAGGTTTAATCAAATCACGGGTCACTAAGTCACTCTCCTGTGGAGTGATATTTAAGTCACGAACGAGAATACAATTGGCTGCCTGTGGCCCGTTGTAAGTTCCAGCAGTGCTTTCCTTTAGAACAGCAATGACTCGTTTGCGTAATAATAAGGCCATTCGTAGTTACCTTGGATGGAATTAGAGCAGGAACAAGAGAAAAAATTCCTGCTTTTTCTGAAGAATTTCAATTCATATCATAAGGAAAGTGCCTTGTTAGGGGTCACGAAAGGCTGCCATAAGAAGTCCGATAATCTACTTCAAATTCACACATGATTATCCCTGCTGGTTGATCTGCCTCTATCAATTCAAACGTCGTTGTAGAAGGACGTACATCTACTGCCAACCCCCCAACAGTAGGATCTGCTAATAACTTTGAATATAAACTCTCAACTGTTGCATCTGCTAAATTATCTGGGATATTCCCTCTAGAAATAACAATAACCTTAATCCTTAAAGTCCAATCAATATGACCTACAGTCCCTCGAATATCAGGTTGATCTGATGTCCATTCTAAAACTAACGCTGGTGACTCTGCCCTAGTAGTAGGTTCTGACCTCGATCTGTAAATACGAGTCGAAACTCCAGTTGTGCCAGCAAGAGTCGTCTTTAATGCTGCAAGAATCTGTTCCCTTTTACTTGCCATAAGTTAAACCTTCATTAATGACAGGATACAAAGACTTCCATCATCTATTTTTTTCGTACTACGAACTTTATAGTCATCTCCATTTACAGTAATAGAAGCATCAAAAAGCAATGCCCCTAGATCAGTGGCCTTCGCAGTCAACATATAAT